GTCAGCTCGTCCATGTAAATGACGATGTTCTTGTAGACCTCCGCTCGATTCATCCTCGAAAAGATTGTGTCGCTTTCCTTTAGCATTATGAGATCCGGGTCGCCCCAAATAGAGCACCCTGCAATCATGGCAGTCGTCTTGCCTTTACCCCCTTGCTTATCCCAGAAGTGAAATCCCGCCCCGTTGATGGCAGTAAACTCCATCAGAGGTGCGCCGAGACTTAAACCGAACATGTACTGATGAGCTTCAAACCCGGGCTTGTTGAAAAGCTCCATCGTTTCTTTCCAAGCCTCAGCAGAACCTTTTTTGTTGAAGTGATGAAAGAACTGACTGGTCGCAACAGATGGAGGATTCTCCTCATCTCGGTCCGCATAATAAATACGATCACCGATTGAAAATGACTTGTGATCTGCTGCCCATCCAAATTGTCGCCTTGCTGGAATCGCTTCTGTTTTAAACTGCAGCTCATTAATCCACCGCATGACATAACCTGCTAGGTTAGTTGTATCGGCAACCGCGACACCCTGCTCAGCCAATACTTTACGAAACTCATCTTTTGAACCAACGCAGGAAAGTGGCAGCGTGAATTCTCTTACCCCATCTCTTGGCAGGTGCAGCCGCATCGAAAACGACTCCCCTTTTTCTGGATCGTCGATTCGTTTAACGACATATAACGGATTGTGGTAGACCAAAACGTCTTCATAATCTCCGTCTTTGGTTTTTTGCCTTTTGTAGACGCCTCCATTTTTTCCCTTGCAGTAGGGTTCTGGGTACTCTGGGATTGTGTACTTTCGTTCTGCAATGACATTTCCATCAATACTCTCTTGCGGTACGATAACTTCGGTTTCACCTTCCACAATCTCTAATTCTTTACCAAGCTGAATCGGAGATTTAATCTTTCCCCAGTATTGGCACTTTGGGCACACGTTTTCTCGTATCGTGTCAAACGTCGTGCAAAGATACGGACCCTTCGTTAACGCGGCTTTTTCTTCAGTCTCTTCTCGACTGTAGTTAGGATGTTTGTTGCTAATCCTGTGAACCGCCACACTCGCATCAGAGCATTCAGATGCTATCGATAGTCCTGCCCTCCACAATGGTTCCGAAACTTCCGGCTGATTTGAGACAATATGATAGATCTGTGGACAACCTTTACCATCAAGAGTCTTGATTAATATGTTCTTGAACTTGCTTGTAAAGTTACCCATCAGGGTGTTCATCATCTCACTACGAGTAGACTCCCTGTTCTTAGATCTCGGGCGGTCCATTTCCCCGAACAAGTCTTTGAACTGCTCAAACTCCATAGGGGGTTCAAGCTCGCCCACTACAAATACATTTTTGGGCGGGTTCTCTTTATAGTGATGGGTGCCCGGTACTCGCAGCACCCGTGCCGCATCCGCAGGTACAGCCGGATCGATCTGCAGTCCCGTGTCGAGGCAACGCTTCTTAAATGCAAACGCAACCTTTTCCCAATCATCTTTCCTAACCTGCTCAGTCAGCCTCCAGTAGACATGAAGTCCACGACCGGAACTAACAACGGTGGGTTTTGGAAGGTGGGAAACTCTACAAAAGGCTCTCAGAGCCTTGTATCCGTCCGCTTGAGTTTGGAAAGGCTTTTCGTCTCCACAGTCAATATCTAAGAAAAAAGATCTCAGGTAAAGCGCATTACTTGCTTCACGACTTCTGTCTGTTTGGAATGTAGCCAGAGAGAAATAGGTATCCCACCCGTCCCTATCAAACTCCGAGGCAATTTGCACAGCCGTATCCAGCGAATCACAAAGCTTCTGCTTAATGATTCCCTTTTGTTTAGCCGCAAAGATGCAGTAATACCCTTCATGCCCGAGGACCGATTCAAGAAATTGTTTTGTTTCCATAGCCGCCAGTCGTCAGGTAAATGAGGTAAACCGAAAGGAATTGGGGTACTCACCGAAGCTTTCCCCCATTCAAATCATTAGTCGTCCCATTCTCCAACGATCTCAGCGAGATCCACAGCAGGCTTTTCAACCACTACAGGTGCGGGTTTCTTGGCGGCTTTCTTAACTTCCGGCTCAGGCTCAGGTTCTTTAACTTCCGCCTTCGGTTCCGGAGCTGCGAGCTTCGGTGCGGGGATCACACCATCAGTCTGTGACACGTTCAAGGTTACGGCTTTAGCCGTATCTGGATGCTCGACCATCTCCAGCACTACGTCTGCCTCAGCATCGGTCAACTCTCGCACGGGCTTAAACACGAGCTTAGGCGTGGGGCTCGCCGTATCAAACCGCATCTCCGTAATGATTGACTCGATTACCGTGTTGTGTGCCGCACAATGACGGGCATAGGCTTGCAGGGGCATCTTACCGTTTTCCGCATCTCCGAACACGGAGGTCGCAGGCATAACCATCTGATACACATTACGCGCTTCAATGTCCCCATCCAGCATAATCGCAACCCGCTGCTGGAACTTACAAGCACGGCTGTCGTTCTGACCGCTACCCTTGATGTCCTGCTTACACCCCTTGCAGCGAGCCGACTGACGCTGTGCTTCCGCAACTTCTTTAGCAGGAGTATTACCGTCATTAGACCAGCAGGTCGGCTTCGAGGTTTCACCCTCCACATAACCAGTCCCGAAGTACATACGCGACACGGGTGCAGCCTTGATGATGACAACATTGATCGACCGATCATCATTAGTACGAACCTCTTTACCACCGACGATCTCGCGGAACACGCCGCCTTTAATAGAAATCCTACGGTTACCCTGCCCACCACCCGTCAAGGTCGAGGCCACAGAGCTTTGCAGACCAGCAAACTTAGAAGCAACGCCGGTCGATTTTTTACCAAACAAAGTCATCTCAGACATGTTATTTCCTTTCAAAGATCTTTATCGGGGTGTACAACGAGGTCTAACTCAAGCTGCTCAGTCTTGACCATTTCAGCCGGGGTCGGTTCAGATTTGTTACGAGCCTTCAACGCTTCGATCACACGGTCGTAATCGAACCGATACGTCTTGGCAACCTGCACATAAGTATCTTTCGGAATAAACCCCTGCCGAACCCACGAGCGGACAGTAGAGATTGATACTGACAATCGCTTCGCCAAGTCATCGATTGTGATTAATTCGTTCATGTCTTCCTCCTCACTGTCACGGCATACTCCTGTGTGATGTTAAGCCCTGCAGGCATTGCTTCCGGATTCTGCTCAATCCAAGCCTTCATATTGCCTTGATGAATGCGCTTCTCAAGAAGATCTGGAATACGGTTCTCAATAATAAACTTGTTCATTGAATCCCAGTCACTTGTCCAGTACAGGGTCTTGACCGTTCTAAAGAACGTGCCCTCATTGGTGCGGACGGATTCTACTTCATGATCCTTGCAGTGTTGGAGGAGAGCACCTTTAATGGCATCCGTCTTTGCCTTGAGTGCCTTGTCCTCTTCTTCCCACTTCGCCTTAATCTCGGCTCGCACCTGATTGATCTTGATGTAAGTCTTAACTAACTTCTCAAGCGGAATTGCTGCTACGTCTTCCATTTACCTCTCCGTTATTGTTTATCAGCCATTTCGGCTTGTAGTTGAGCAAGCCGTTTTCGTGTGATGTCGAACTGCCCACCTACCATCTTTATGAAATCATCCCGAGGGACGTTGCAAATGTCATAGATCTCACAACCCAGCTCCAACAACACAGAGCCAATGTTCAAGTCGTCTATACTTGCATCTTCTGGCAAGGACATAAGGAATCGCCCTACCTCTGATTTGATCCTTCCCCTGAGAACGTGCATTTCATCAAGCAATTGTTCATCCGTTACTATCCCAACTCTGATGTCCATCATCTTCTCCTGTAAGTGGTGAGCATGACCGGGGTCGAACCGGTAAGCCTTGCGGCGGCGGATTTTAAGTCCGCTGCGTCTACCTATTCCGCCACACGCTCAGTGCAATATAGCATCGTTTAATGCGTCAGTCAAGCAGTTCGTTGTATAGATCGACAATTTTTGTGTGGGCGTCAATTCTATTGTCAAGTAAGTTGTAAACGTATTTTTCTATCTTAGAACCTTGTAGCTGAATGACCGTAGTCTTGCTGATCTGACCCGCTCGATGCACCCGTGCGTTAGCTTGCGCGTAGGTCTCAAGGCTTGATGTTGGACCCCACCAGACCACCGTGTCCGCTGCCGTGAGAGTGACCCCGTGCGCTGCCGCTTGGGGCTGAATCACGAGCACTCTCGGGTTATCTGTTGTCTGAAATCTTTTGAAGATATCGTTACGGGCAGAGACAGGTACGTCCCCATTGATCTCCTCAGCGGTTATCTTGTCTGCATTGAGCTTCTCATGCAGCACCCTACCGATTGACTTGAATGGTACGAAGACGAGGACCTTGTTCCGGGTCTCCGCAATGACCTCCATCAGCACGTTGTATCGGGGAGAGATGTCGAACTCAACTACGTCCTTGTCATCGGTGTAGACCGCTCCGCAGGAGATCTGCAAGAGCTTGTTCATGTGAACCGCTGCATTGACTGCACTGATGGACTCGCCTGCAATGTCGGCTACCATCTTGTCCTTGATAAGTTTGTAATACTTCTCTTGAGCTTTGCTTAACGCGACATTTCTTGCGATGTAAGTCATCTCCGGCAGGTCGAGGCACTCGTCCTTGGTGTACCGGATTGCAGGCTGCAAGACTTCAAAAACTATTTGACTTGCATTGCGTTTAGGCACCCATGTGAAGTTGGACACCTTCACCATCACCATGTCTTTAAACCCGGTGAAAAACTGTGGTACTGCCTGGGGGTTAACCAGCTTAGCCAATCCGTATGCGTCGGTCGGAGCCTGTGCAGCGGGAGTGCCTGTCAACATCCAGAGCCATGTCCGCGAGTTGACCAGCGAATTCAAAACTTTCCATCGTTTTGTCTGTGCGTTCTTATAGGAATTCGCCTCATCAACTACGATCAAGTCAAACCCAGAACGGGCGATGACGTCCTTGACGATCTCCACCCCGTCGTAATTGATGATAACGAATTCAGTATCGCTCTCAATAATTTGTTTTCGTTTTGCCGCTGATCCGTAAGCCACTCCCACCGTGCGGTGCATGGTAAAGGTGAACAAGTCGTTGACCCAAGCGGAGTCCATGATGGAGAGCGGGCAGATGATGAGAGCGCGACGTATCTTCTTCTGAGTCATCAGATAGTCTGCTGCCCAGATAACGGATGCGGTCTTGCCGGTGCCCTGCTCGTTGAAGACGAAGGCTTTCTTGTGCAGGGTCAGGAAGCTTGCGGTATCGGACTGATGTTCGAAAGGCTTGTATTTACCGGGCCAGTTGTACTGTCCAAGAATAGGAGACGGGACATTTCGGATTTTAAGATTCTTGAGGACTTGCGCCTCATCGAGCCCCCATTTAACTAACACTTGATTGTTAGGGAGTTCCCTAGATTTTGGTATGACTTCTGTAATCTTTTTTGGATTGCGTAAATTCAGCAGCAACGCTTTGTTTTCTATGATTTTCACGGAGTCTCCAAATACAAATGCAACCGAACATGGTCGGTGATTTACCCCGTCTTTCCGGGGTGTCCGCTTGTGCCCAACCGAAAGGAGGAGAACGGGAAGTCGTCACAAGCTGCCACTGTTTTACCCCACCTGTGGCTGGGGGGACACCACGGCCAGCAAACTCCGCTTAAGCGGACCACCAATCTACTTCTGAGAAGCTGCCTTTGTCAAGGGCTTTTTACCGTTTCGGGATCTATTTTTTGCAGGGGTGACAAGCCTCGTCCCATCTGTGTTAGATCCACCTTTACTTAACATCTTGACGTGATCGATGTCTTTACCATCCCGGTCGATACCCTTGGCATCGTAATCACGTCGTGCCCTCTGTCGCTCCATGCGGTCGCCATGCTCACCACGCTTTTTCTGCATGTCGTATTCATGTTTGTACGGACGGGGGGACTTGATATAGGGCATCATGCTCTCCTATTGTAGGCGCAGGATAAGACAGGGCAGTGCTTCTTGCACAAGCCAGAGGGCTTAGCATTCCACACATCACGCTTATATGCAACTTCCATCTTCTTCCATTCTCCAAGCCACTTTTCCCACAGCTTGGGTTGATCATCAATTGAGTAGTTTGCTTTGGGAAACGCCTTAGCTACAACAAACAACAGACCAGCCTTGACCTTCACAACTTTTGGAAAGTGCTTAAACACTGCCAACGCCATTAGCTCAAGCTGTCCTGTGTCTGCATACTTCGTACTCTTACCTGTCTTATAGTCCACCACCCGGGCAGTCCCTGTCTCTTCATCAATGATCAGCAGGTCGATCACCCCACGCCACCAGACATCAGGCGCAAAGAACTCGCAGGGCTGCAAGTCCTCCGTCAGACCCATCTTATACTCGCATAAGATCTTACCGGGTCGGGTCTTCAGGTTGTCTAACGCACTCTTTACGTA